GATTCATATATGTCTATACCACTAATCAAATCTTTAAATTTGAATACTTCACCAGTAGACGAAGTCAGTGTTGCTTCATCTATCGAATAGTCTAATTTACCTAATGCTGCCATTATTCTGCTGTCGGATTAATTTGTTGGAAGAATTGCTCAGATACACGCATTATGTATTGTGGTCGAATAACTTTAATTTCAGTTTTTTCTTCATTCAAGTTGAATTCGTATTCTGAATTTGTTATTGGAATTCCATGAGCTTTATCTGTAATTGTAGAATTCGGTCCTTCATAATGATGAGTTGCATCATAGAATGGAATTTGACCCGTAATTTGAACTGTATCGTTGCTTGTCAATCCTCTAATTAATTCATTAGCTCTAAATTGACCAACTACATTAAGTATTCGAATAGTATCTGTATTGCAATCTTTTTGAGTTATTGTTGCAGTTGCACCAGATACTAAACCTTGGATTGTTTCATTTTTAGTGAATAAAGTAGATATGTCGCTATCAACTGTTAGTGCATATCCATCATATTTCAATGCAATATGATCTTCTAATTCTTGACGTGATAATGGCCAATCTGTGTGGTAGTTAACTAACTTCTCGTTAACCATAAAGAATGTCCAATAATAATCAATAGAACCATAAAGCTTTTGCGAAACATGATCTGGACGTTCTCCGTCTTTAATTGTATATTTGCTATACAATAACAGATCATCTTTTAATGATTGCTTTGGTCTAACAGTTCTAAAAATATCAGTGACTTCGATGAAGTGTCTATCATCATCGACGTCATATTGAATTGTAGGAAAACCTTGGAAATACACTGACATTTTAGTAACCTTTTTTGATAAGCGCTCTGTTGAGTGCTTTAGATTCTTGGAATGTAAGCTGTAAATCAACTTCAGCTGGCATACCATCTTTATGGAATGTTGGACTATTTGTGTTATATGTTACAGTAACAGAAGTAAGATATGAATTCATAACAGCAATCATATTTTCGTTTTCAACACCTCTATTTAAATAAGTGATTTCGAAAATATCTGGGAACTTGAACGTTGCCATTTCAAGAGTACCTTCTCCACTAGTATCACCACCACCGCCACCAAGTTCTGGATATGCAGCAATACGGAAAAATTGTACAATCTTAATAATTTCACGAGCTTCTGCTTGTGAACGAGGGATCATCTTAAAACTATATGTAAACTGTCTAAGCGCAGGAGTCTTAAACAACATTTGAGTGTGAGGGTTAGCAACAACACCAGCATTAATTTGTGCTTGTTGAGCTGCACCGCCTAAACCTTTTTCTTGGGATAATCTGCTTAGACCAGCAATAACTGCTGTTTGAGCAAGTGGTTTAGCGTTTTCTTTTACTTTATCAATAAATTCACCAGGGTTTGCTGATGAACCTGCTGCATTAAGTGCCATACCGCCAAGACCTGTATCAGCATTATCGTATGATAAGTTATCATTAACTGAAACACCAGCTGGCATGTATAGTGTAACACTTCCTAATGGCTTTTCAGCTAGCTTAGGAACTCGCACATCTACTACACTGCTTTTCTTCACACGAGCTAAAGCTGAAAACTTAATAACGTTCTCATATTTTGCCACGTCTCCAAGAGGATATCGGTAACTTACCTGAGCTCCAAATGGATTTGTGAATAGGTCGACACCTAAAATTTTAGTAATTGTTGACTTTACACTGCCAACTAGATCTGTAAGAATTGCCATAGATACCCTATAAGGTGAAATTTCTCTTTCTAGTATTTATATGGCAACTTACAAAGGTTTTTATAGGGTGAAGAACCCTGCGAAATATGATGGCGATTTTAAGAATGTCGTCTACAGATCCCATTGGGAGATGCAAGTATTTCGATGGTGCGACTCAAATGATCAGGTCCTTAAATGGAGTTCTGAGGAGATAGTTGTGCCTTATTATCTCCCACTAGATAAAAAATGGCATCGATACTTTGTTGATGTCAAGTACACTACTGCCCAAGGCACATTCCTAGTAGAGATTAAACCAAAGTCTCAAACACTACCTCCAAAGAAACCTTCTAGACAAACCAAAAAGTATTTAGAGGAAGCTAGAACATTCGTTAAAAATCAATGCAAATGGAAAGCTGCTACAGACTACGCAAATGACCGTAATTGGCAATTTGTTATTTGGACTGAAGACACAATTAAATCCATGGGCATCAGATTACTTACATAAATAGAAGTATGGCTACAACAACAAGTTTATTCGACAAGATGCGCAAAGGCATGACAGTGCCTGAACGTTCTAATGCATCTAAAAAATGGTTTGGCGAGAAGGTAAAAAGTCTTAAGGGCAACATCAATTCGTTGCAATTCCTAAAAGATCCACACTTCATCAGAAAAACAAAATTCAGACCAGGTTTCATGTATCATTTCATTTATGATGCATTGAATAAAGATACATTACCATATTTTGACCGTTTTCCTTTGATCGTTGCCGTAGCGCCTGCAGAAGGCGGATTCTATGGCATGAATTTACATTATATTGCTCCAGCACCACGAGCTCGTTTATTGGATAATTTAATGTTAACCAATAATAATGACAATTATGACGAGACTACAAAGTTTAAAATTAATTATAATATCTTAAATTCTGCAGCAAAGTTTAGATGGTTTAGACCGTGCTTTAAAAAATACTTGTTCTCCCAAGTCGATTCTAGGATTATGTTAATTCCTTCATCTGAATGGGAAATTGCCATCTTTTTACCAACTGAAAAGTTCGTTGGTGCAAATAAGACCAAAGTTTGGAGAGAATCTAAACAAATGGTTACAGGATACAGAGCATAATGCAAATCGACAAGTTTAAATCAGTAATTAGCAAACGCGGTGGACTAGCTCCGCAAAACCGTTTTGCAGTCTACATGGCATTGCCATTAATTAGTTTTGATCCACAAGATCTAATTGCAAAAGTATTTGACCAAGGCGCAAACACTGGTGGTGGTTTATTGGGTATCAATGATCCACGAGATGTATCAATTTTGTGTGATTCAGTGACAATGCCAGGTCGCCAAATTGCAACTAATGATTTACAGAATAACTTATTGGCTGTAAAGATGCCATACACATATATGAATGATGATGTTACATTCTCATTCCATATTACAAATGACCACTTTATGAAAAAGTATTTCGAAAAGTGGTTTAATCAGATCGTTGACCGTCGTTCGATGACAATTAAATATAAGTCTCAATATGCTACGGATGTTATTATCCAGCAATTGGATCAACGCGATGTTCCTGTTTACACATGTACATTACGCAATGCATTTCCTACTACTATTGCAGGTTATGAAGTAACTAATAGCGGTGAGAATCAAACACAACGTATGCAAATTACCCTAGCGTACGATGATTGGTATGAAGAGGGTTTTGTAGAATCTATTCTATCCAAAGGCAAAGTGCTTCTTGGATCAGTTGGAAAAACATTTGGTTTTTAATTTTTATTGGAGTATATTATGTCTTTACCTATTATTTTAAACACACCGAAATATGAAGTTGAATTGCCGATTTCAAAGAAAACGGTTTCATATCGTCCTTACTTAGTTAAGGAAGAAAAACTATTAATGATGGCGTTAGAGTCTAAGGATCAAAAACATATCCTTAAGACAATTCAAGAAGTTATTGGTACATGTACATTTGGTGAACTAAACATCAAAGCATTACCAACATCTGAATTAGAATTATTATTCTTAAAGCTTCGTGCTAAATCTGTAGGTGAAACATCTACGGTTGGTTATGAGTGCGGAGAATGTAAAACTACTAATAATGTTACTATCAACTTGAATGATGTTGAGATTAAATTTGGTGAGAAAGTTGATCCAAAGATTATGTTGACAGATACAGTTGGTATTACACTTAAATATCCAAACTCAGAAGATGTGTCTAAGACTATGTCCTCTGATTCAAGTGATATTAAGACAACATTTAATATTATTACTGCTTGTGTAGAATCAATCTTTGATACAGAGAACGTTTATCAAGCAAAAGATATGCAGAAAAAAGATATTGAAGAATTTATTGATTCATTAAACTCTCAGCAGTTTGCTAAGATCCAAGAATTCTTCGTATCGATTCCAAAACTATCCCATCAGGTTAGTTTTAAATGTGAGAAATGTGGCTCAGACAACGACATCACTGTCGAAGGTTTGCAGCATTTTTTCGCATAGCTCTCTCACATGACGACCTCGCTAACCATTATCGAGGTAATTTCATTATGATGCAACATCACAAGTATAGTTTGACTGAATTGAACGAGATGTTGCCATGGGAGAGAGAAGTTTACGTTGCTATGTTAGTTGAATATGTTAAAGAAGAAAATGATAGAATAAAACAAGTAAATTCCAAATACGGAAAGATGTAGGAAACTAATATGACAGAAGAAGTCAAACCACAAATGAGCGAAAGCGAAAAGAAAAAAGAAGATTGGATGAACAGCAAATGGCGTCCAATGATGGGATGGATGTACATGGTTGTTTGTACAGCCGACTTTGTTTTATTCCCTATTCTTTGGTCTTTAGTTCAAGTTATTGGTGGTGGAAAAGTTGAAACACAATGGTCGCCTATTACTTTACAAGGCGCAGGACTTTTCCATATGGCTATGGGTGCAATCCTTGGTATCGCAGCTTATGGTCGTACACAAGAAAAATTAGGTGGTGCTAATAATGGTGGTGCAGCAGTTCCAACTCCAGTAACTCCATCAGTAACACCTGCAGTTCCAGCACCATCAGTGTCTGTACCATCTGTAGCTGTACCATCAGTGGCTGCACCAGCGGTGGCAAAACCACCACCAGTTATTGCAGTACCACCAAAGGTAAGTTAATATGGCAACCAAGTACGTAACGTCTAAAGAAAATATTGCAGCTCTTATTCAAGAGGTGCAAAAAACCAATGCGCTCATGATCGAGGCACAGCCAAAAGATGATGAGCGTAATGCTTCTTTAAAAAGTATTGCTGAAGATATAAAAACAAATATAGCTTCCATAGCATCTGAAACTTGGGCTACTGCTTATAATACTAAAGCTTTTAACGATAATCTTGTTGTTTTAGCTGGATTTATTCGCGAACATCAAGACGCAATATTAGACTTAGCGACTAGTTCTAACTATGCTTTGCAGAAAATCAACAATGAAATGGTTGACTCTGCAGAAAGTATGAAAGCCATGCATGAAGCGGCTGAAGCAGATAGACTAAAACAAAAAGAATTAACTGCTGAACAGACAAAGCATAACGAAGCTATCCTTGCTGCGCTTCAAAATCCTAAAGAATCTCCTCAAGCAAAAGCTATGAAGGGTGATAAAGAGAAGGATGCTAAGAAGGGTAACTTCGGCTCCATGATGAAAGATCTTGGCGAAGGCATGTTCAATGCAGGTAAAGGTTTACTTGCTATGGCTGCTGCAATTTGGGTCTTAGCAAAAGCATTTGGTGATTTTAGTAAACTTTCATGGTCAGATATGTCTAAGGGATTATTAACCCTTGGTGCATTAACTGTTGCTGGTGCTGTAATTGGTAAAGGAAACGGTAAAGATAGTTGGAAACCACTCTTAGCAATCGGTGGTGCTATGCTTATCTTAGCAGAATCATTTAGACAGTTTAGTAAATTAGATTGGTCAGAAGTAGCTAAAGGTATTGTAGTATTAGGTGCATTGGCTATCGCTACTAAACTAATGAACGGAGCCACAGGCGCATTAACAATCTTAGCTGTTGCAGGTGCGATGTTTATCTTAAGCGAATCAATGGGTAAGTTTGCTGCTCTTGATTGGGAAGGTATAGCTAAAGGTGTTGTAGTATTAGGCGGATTAGTAGCAGCAGTGTTATTATTAGGCGCAACTGCACCTGTTGCATTACTTGGTGCTGCGGCCATGATCGCTGTTGCTGGTGCATTGTATATTGCTGCGAAGGCATTTGAAGTAGTCGCAGGAACAATGGACACATTTACAGCTGGTCTAGAAAGACTTGCTAAGGTAGATGGAACAGGATTATTAACTACAGCTGGTGCACTTGGTGCATTAGGTGCTGCTATGGCTGCATTCGCCGTAGGTCAAGCAGCAGCAGGTTTAGGCACATTAATCTCTAACCTATTAACTATTGGTCAAGATTCTCCTGTTGATCAGATTTTAAAGTTATCAAGAGCTGGTGATGGTTTATTAAAAACTGCTGAAGGTCTAAGTAGAATTGCTGATGCGATGGCTAAGTTTGCTGCGATTAGTCCTGATAGTATGAAGGCAATCAATGAATTCCCATGGGTTAGAATGACTGCCTTTGCACAAGCGGGTGGACAAATGACGGTGAATGGTGCTACAGTAGGTAAAGCACCGATAGCTGCTCCTCAACCACCTGCGGCCGCCGAACTAAGTAATGTTCAAAGTAAGAACGTTCAAGGTACTACTGTTGCTGAGGTATCAAGAGCTGAGGCAAACGTTCAAGCCATGGCAGAAGGTCGCCGCCCAAGCTTTGATAGAGCACGTCCAGAGGGAGGTAAGTATAGCCAACCTCAGATTGTTCCACTCACAGCACGTACAACTAAATGGGATCCAGAAGATGCAATGGCTCGTGGCGCACGTTAAGAAGATTAGGAAGTTTTTAGATAACTTACCAAAGACAGACGGGAAAAATATTCCTGGATATTAGAAAGGGACCGAAAGGTCCCTTTTTTATTATATGATTCTCCCTAATACCCTAAAGATTAAGGTATCTAGTTCTTTTTGATAGTCTTTCCCTAATCTTCGAGATTCATAGATGATATTGAGCAAGTTCTTATTATCGCCGTCCTCCCAATCATTATCAGACAGAGAGCCCCCACGACGCTCTAACTCTTCCCTTAAGTCTTCTGTATCGATGTCATATAGATCTACATCCACATCTACGTTTACTGTAATATATCCCACGCGCACTCCTTAATAATTAGGCAGAGGACCCCCACGACGCTCTAATAAATCAGACATATATCCTGCTAAGGGGTTCCCGCCGGTTTTTTACTGATGGTTATATTATACCATAGAAATATATTGTTGTACATGGTATTGTAATGGATCATATAGTAGTCATTAAGTAGCTTAGGGACTCATTAATGATACAATATTGTTTCTTATAGTATACAAACTGCAGTATTCTGTATACAATGGGATACATTCTGTATCATGAGAAACAAACAACCTAAGGGGGGAACAATGTGAAGGTTGTATAGTATTAATCTCTTGGATACAGTATTACCCCCAGGAGAAGGGATAAACCCTGGGGGGAATTTTTCTATGGCGAATTATCTGTAATTATCTGGAAAAAGATAATTGGTTACTGTTCATCCTTGGAAGGGACTGACATCCTGGGGATATTCTGCCCATGGGGGGAATTTTTTATTTTTTGTCTTTGTGACGGACGACAACGGTTTAACCGAGTATGTAACTTATAGATGGTCTCCTATTAATATGGAACCTTAATAAAAGGGTACCTTAGTTTCCTATAGGTACCCCTGCCTGTATACTATTGTTTCTGCATGATATGAGCAATGATTGTCTTTGCATCTGACAAATCTGACTGATCTACTGCTGCATCAATGAAGTCTAGTTGCTGTGTATGTAGATCATCTAATACTCTATTGATGGTCTGACGTTTTCTCCATCCGGTGATGTAATGATACGGTTGTGTCCATCTGGTGGATGCTGTGTATTTCTTCATCTGTTGACTCCTGTCTGTACACACTTAAGCGCTAATTGTGGGGAGAGCATCCCTACCACAACAATGATTACTCCTAATAGACACATGTACATCCGTGCCTGGATCATGTCTGTCACTGCATTGAATAGTTTCATATTTGTCCTTTCTTTAATGCTACAAATGTCCTGTACCTGGCATCAAACCTAATCCTCTTGGAGAGGGTGATCAGGTCCCGTGTACCAGCCTTGACATACCCATACATCCACTGTTTGTCATCTGACAGTACATAGGCATGATTGGGGGTAGGCTGCTGCCAATCCTTAGTCGTCTCCCTGAACAGCTTCACATCATCTCCTTAATAAAGTCCATGATCTCGTCTGTCTGCTCGACACATTCATCAATAGACAAGTTCGGATCGAGTCTCTCCTGGACCTTCTGAATAATCATGATCTGGATCTCATCCCTGAGGTCGCATATCTCTTTGTCTGTCAACATAAAAACTCCCAATTAGTTAGTCAAGATGTAAGTTGCGAGGTCTTTGTAGTCCACAGGGTTAGCTGCGCGGATCTTACAAACACTGATCAAAGTACGGAGACTGATTTCTTTAGCATCGTCTTTAACTTCGCGGATCAGAGCAAGTGAATCGGACTTGACTTTAGCGTCGTATTCTGGCATGAATTCTTCGCTGTCTGCAATGTGAGCCATACGGTCGATTTTCTGATCGTCTGTCATGGACAAGTCAATCATCATAGAACGACTACGGATTGCCTGGTCAATCTTGTCTTGGTCCATGTTAGAGATGAACACTACACGACCTTTGAACTCGAAGCTACGTGGCAACTCGTCGTCCTTGCCAAAGGACTCTGCATTCCAAGAGATGATGCGCTTGCCATAGGAGTCCAAAGCACCTTTGAGCAAGTTAAGGGCAACAGGGTCTTTGAGGATAGAATCACAGTCATCGAACACAATGGTTGCATTCTGATTCTCGAACAGAGTACGGTACAAACCCTTAGGAGTAGAGTAACCTTTGACAGTGACATACACCTTAGACATTTGGATCGTAGAGCCAGAAGGCAAACGTTGGATTAATTCATTGTAGTCTTGGAGACCAGAAGCCTTGAGAGTCTTCATGACAGTGTATGTCTTGCCCAAACCACCTTGACCGGTGATCACTGTAGATGGCTGGATGCCAGTGGCGACCATGCCTACGATCTTCTCCACGAAACCAAATCGTTCGTTGATGCCAAACTTCTCAACAGTGGCTTTTTGCATTGCCTCGATGTCTTTGAATGTACGCTTTTGACCAGTGATTTGCTTGAACATGTATTCGATGTAAGACTGTTTGGTCGTAGTGAACTTCTGACCATTGATGGAACATTTGAACTTGCCAGCAGCCTTGTCAAAGGCGATCATTACAGAAACTTGAGTCATTTACTATCCTTATGTTATTCAATCTATGGATAGATAATACCACACCCACAGCCCCTTGTACATGTTTATTTGAGTAGTCTACCGTTTCAGTACAGTATTATTTGTCTATACAGATCATTGGCTTACACGGGTCTTCTTGGCTCTGGGGACTACTCATTTAATCCCTTTATTTCACAGGATGGCATGGGAGCGAGCTTCAGTTGCTACCTAGAACCTTTGTTTCTATCTGGTACCAATACTCATATGAGTCGTTTATACCAAATCCTTCCTCTTGCTTTGCATGTTCCTCACAAAATGGATGATCCCCTGCAAATTGTGTTGATCTAATCCATGTGGCATCATTACCACATTCTATACACTTATATGTTATTGAGTCCGATTCTTGCATAACCGAGTTCCTTTCTTATGTCCTTATCCCTTATGACACGCTTTTTTGTCTTACCTTCTCGACATAACCAACAATCACATTGTGGCTTATTCTTTTGATGTTCTCTTTTGTTGCCTATGTCTCTGTTCTTTCTATCTGACATTAGATTCCTTATCATCAAAGCATGTGCATGCAAAGAATTCTTGACATGTTTCGTCTATGGGTAAGAAATCCCATTCACAGCAATAATGTTTGTACTTGCCTATGAGGATCTTCCCATAATGATGGAGGCAATCTTGTTCGAAGTCTGTCATTTCACTCTCCTTAGTACTATATTCTCACCGCACTGGAAGAACTTGACCGAGTTTAAATCCCTTGCATTACCGATATACGTACATCCCATCTCTGTGGCTAATTGTTCTGCTCTTTTTGTCCTATCCATGTCTAATGGGATGACATACACGAAGAAGCCAATGAACGTGATGATCAATGCTGCGAAGACTACTTTTAGTGCTGCATCCATTACTTGATCCCCCATACAGCTTTTAGATGTTCTACTACTACTTTACATGAATTAATGAGTTCGGTGTTTTGGGGAGTGCAGTTCTCCTCAAAGTAGATCGTTCTCTCTAATCTATTGATAGTGAATAGGTCCATGAAATGGGTAAGAGAGGTGGTGTTATCGTATTCTATTTTGTTCATACTGTTTCCTCGAGGTATTCCTCTGCATCATCATATCCACATACCTCGGCGAAGGCGAGAAGGTCGTCCTTATTATATGATGAGAATTTGTAGACTGGATTGCCTCCTCCTGGTCCATTTGGATCGATGAGTTCAGCTACTAATCCATAGTTTGACATGTCCTGATCGAGTTCAGAGGTTGGGTATTCTGAGCAAATGTCGAGTTCGAGGGAGTAGAGGGTGCGAGTCTTAGTATTCATTTATTAGCCATTCTTTTCAATACGTTCATGATCTCTTTATCAGAGGCGAGTTTAGCGAGGAAATTTTCAATCGATTTGGACATCTACAACCTTACCATTACGAACAATATAATATGCACTGACTCGACCATAATTTACACCAACACAGTGATTAGCCTTATATGTTGTGTAGTGGAGAATGCCTTCCTCGGCGAGTTTGGCTTTGACTACTTCCAAGTCTTGTTCATATGAGCTTTGCAGGTATCCGTACATTTTCTTAGTCCTTTTCTTAATCTGTTAGAACCTATTCTATCACAATGGGTGAGTTTGTACATGTAGGAAGATAGTATTACATGCAAAACGATAGACTATTATTATGATGCCAAGAGGGAGAGGAGGAAGATCGTTAGTGCAATGAATGGACTACCTGTCATGAATGCAAACATAGCTACAATTGATCCATAGAATATTGCGTCATTTTTCATTCTTTAGTTCCTCTATGACCATACGATCTATGTGTTTGGCAAGATCCATGGCATGTTGTTCTATGATTTTTTGTGGATCGACCGGTTTGGCATCGTGGTACCTCTGACACCGATTACACCACTTCTTTACTTCTTGATGCATAATACGTTGACATCCCAGTCTTTCCTAAACTTTTTGCCATAGGCCTCGATCTGCATTTTTGCCTCATAACAATTAGATGCTGAACTGACCTCTGTGACTGTGATCTGAGGGCCCGCGGAGTTCATCCATATTACAACCATAATGGTTACATAACTTATGCTCATAGTAACCCTTGCTCTGTTTGTGGTGGGGCAGGTGGAGTGGCATCAGAGTATCGATACACATACTCAGTCGATGGAGTATATGGGAAGGTGACATACACACGAGATTCTCGGCATGTGTAGTGCGACTTATATGGATCTTCCTTCGTACCACTCCATTCCCAAAAAACTTTCCCATCGATATCGTATGCTCGTCCATCCTCATCCTTGAACACCTTACCGCATCGTTTGTTTTGCCAACACTTGCTACCCATTCGTTCGCTTACCTCAGTCCATTCCCAATCTTCACCAGTCAATGGCACAACAGGATCAAACTTAGCAAGTTTGGAGAATAAATTGATAGCATACGGTGCAGAGGATCCACTATGTCCCTCACCATCGAATACATCAAGTAATGCAAGTACATGACGACAAATCATCTCTTGCATCTCATCGATATAATTACCATTCTCATCTATCCATCCTGCAGCACGGAATTCCATCAATGCATGTTTTTCATAGTTACTCATTACCAGTTCTCCACATTTGAAATAATATAAGAAAATGTACCACGCAATGAATTGACTGAATATGGTACATGTACAATGACTGTCCTTCCTATGCCTGAGGATTCATCGATCTCGATCTCAAAGTTACCATCATAATCAATGGCTTCCATCAGTGCCTTGATGCGATCTATGTCTTCTGTATGAAGGAATGATTTTACCATCTTGAGGTTCCTTTACGTGTGAGGTACTTATAGAAAAACTGGCCGATTGGTCCATGCATATGACGAGGACCAACAAACACACGAAGATACGGAAGGATGGCACCGAACCCGATACAGGATGGGGAGATTTCAAGGTCAAATTGAATGCTTACATGACTGAGTGTCCATACGTGGAAAATAAGCCAATGCACACTCACATCTGCGGCATTCCATTCATCCTTAGGTCGATATGAGAATCGTGGGACTAGTGGGCACAGATCATTGCACCATAGTTGATGTAGTGGGTAGTGTTCCCACCAATTCAATTCGCGCTTACATTCATTTTCCATTGTTTTCTTCCTTCATCATAGCAATGTTCTTCTCGAGGATGGCGATCCTCTGTGCTGCTTCCTCTAATAGGTCTGCAATCCTATCAGGTGCACCTTCCTGTACTGATTTTCGTGTGGTGATTTGACGGCGAATCTCAGCTCGTTTGTTTAGCCGATATACGAGATCATTCTTTACAGGTGGGAAATCAATAGGATTGTCAGTGTTTGTCTCATGCATAGGTTTCTTTGGTCTATTGCTACAATATTCACATGCGGGATCACAACACCGACTATCAACCCATTCATTGGTTTGGTCGTCATAATACGCATCGTATTCTTCAGAGTATTGTAACATCACTTACCTTTAATGTTTGCTTCATCTGATGGGTGCATAGGTCCAGCACTTCTCTTTGTATAGTAGTGTTCATCGGGAATGGCAATGACTGCGATCTCGTCAATGGTTTGACAATATGGATCTAATGGATTGGCATTCTTAATGATCGTACACTTAGTCTCCTCACCTTTCTCGAATCGCTCGAGTTTGGATAGAAGGGTCAGCAAGTTGCGCTTGCTCAGATAGATACGATTCTCATAATCTAAAATCATTTGATTTCCTTATAGATTGCTACTGCTTTCACTACACGATCTCTGCATATTTTTGCTGCTTCAATCGGAGTTGCATGATTCCATTCTGAACGTACTTTAAAATCTGATCCGATTGTGTTAGTATTCATTTCAACGTTACAATGCCATTTCATATCACTACCATAGACACCAATTCGTGGTTGTCCATAATTTAATAGTTCTATGAGTATCTCATCAAGAGATTCTTGAGGCACTGGTCGTGCTTCATCTTCTGTAACAGTTTTAAATAGTGTCAACATATTACATGTTCAATACATTCATGGTAAACTTACCGGTCTTCTCAGCATCACGTTGGAAACCGCTGTAAACGCTACTCATATATGCACCCATTCCTTGTGCATTCTTATAGCATCGATAGACAGATCCACTATGATTGGTGAATTCATAATAGTCATCACGATCTTCAGTGTTCACAACACCCGAAGATAATTTCCATGAGTCTGCACCACCGTATCCGCCGTACCAACCAGCAAACACTTTCGTGTGTGTCTCACCTGTCTCTGTGACAGTCAATTCAACCAAAACCCATCGATCGGGTGTATATTCACTCATTGTAATCCTTAAAAATTGCAGTTATGGGTATATTATACCACATTTATTCTCTGCTGTACACCAATAAAAAAGCCACCCGAAGGTGGCTGCATGTAATTGCGTTGCGAGTTATTTTCCTGCTGCTGCTTGCTTATCTGCGTCGCTAAAGTTGATTGATGCACCACTAGCGTATGCCATAGTAGATGCCATCAATGTATCCATACCGCGAGCAAAATTACCGACACCATAGTTCAATGTCTTAGAACCAACTACACCGATAGAGTTCGATACGGATTCAACTGCATCAAAGTTTGCACCAAGGAATACTACTTCCCATTTCTTATCAGTCCATGATTCTACTTTAGCTTTGATCGCTGCTTGTGTATACTCATGTGATGCGTTCTCAAATCCATCAGTCATTACAACCATTAATGTTTTACGTGCGTCTGCTTCTTCAGCCAATGACATGACTTTGCCGCATGAGTCATATAATGGTGTACCACCTCTTGGAGATACTTCTTCAGTGTTGATATCTTTCCACTTCTCAACTGTGCAATCACGTACTACATCATGCGATACGCTATCAAATACGGCTAAGTGCACTTTATCTTTTTTGTTTAACTTCTTAACATAACCATTGATTGAACCTAATGCTTCTCCCCACATGGTTTGCATTGAGCCACTACGATCTAACAAAATATATACATTCATTTTTATTTCCTTTAATTAACCTTTATCGACTTCTTCGATGATATCGTCGAGTAAAGGATTTCGTGTACGTGTACACATCCACAATTGAGAGAGAATATCATCACGATCGAGTCTTTTCTCCCAAGTTCCCACAAAAAAACCATGGGGATCTGTCACACCTCGCAAACTATTTGCGTTGGTAACATACTTATATTCACTAGTGTTGTAATTTCTACCTTTTATGAAATTATTATATTCTTCATAAGTTCCTGCTATTACATACATCATGACAACCCATAATCATCTTTAATTGTGGGATTTATATTTAACGAAATATTAAATCGTTTATATGCCCATCCTATGTGGAAACCCCAATTCCACATACGATCACTTTTTACGTATGAGATGTTAAATCCTAAAAAATTAATCACATCAATCCATGGTACCATTATGCGAATCCTCCGTAACAATGCCATGCCAAATAATCATGCACTTCATCTGAATTTAATTCAAAAGCAACGAATGGTGTTTGATCTTTAAATGCTTTATTTGGAGATGCCCACCATTTTGGTGCCATTTCTTTACCAACTAATGCTTCAACCATCAACTCACATCTTGCTTTTTGTTTATCTCTGTTTGTCATAGTTCAATACCATCGTCATCATAATCAGATGGTGGTAGCACATACCAATCATCTTCTTGTAATACATATTCACCGTTTGCTCTACGTTCCTCATTCTTCTTATGAGTCTCAATATCACGCGCAAACTTCTTTGTACTCGCTACACCTTCGGGTGTTTTCTTCCATTCTTTAGCATTATGAGAATGCAATAGCTTTGTCTTTATGCCTACTTCACGAAAAGAATTAGAACAAGCTTGAGAGCAAAAAGGTCCACGTTTTCTGTGAACCTCTCCGCACTGCTTACATTCTTTTTGCTTGTAAACACCAGCCATTTACAACTTCTCTGCTATTTTCTTCGTATTCATATCATCGCCGAATGACATATTCTCGCGATAGATTCTAATCATACCTCTACGATAGAGACTCTCAATTGCAATCAATGCAAGGAAAATATTTAGTCGTTTATGAAGTACATCAAAATCCTCTGATCCTTCTAAACCTTCTGCTCGTGCTAGCATCTCTGCAATAAGAAGGAATTCCTCCATCTTTGGATTGTCTTCATTCTCTGCAACATCTAGCATCTCGTCGAGTTGACTTGTTGTAATGCTCTGTAAGTATTCACCTACAGTTAGGTATTCGTTCTTCTGAATCATACGGACACAGTCATGTGTGCACGTCATCATATCGGCGCGCATAATCATATCGTGGTTGATTTCGAAGGGGAAAAATTCGTCGTGTTCATTCATAGTATAAAATGGGTGGAGTTTCCCCCACCCATAACTCAATTAAGCTTCTTTAGCTAGACGTGAGAAGTATGACAAAGTTTCGTCGTCACCTGCTTCGTCATCTGATGCTTCAACTGGTGCGAACTTAGTCTTACCAACTGATGGTGCAGTAGCTGATTCATCAAGAGTGATGGACTCAGCAGTAGTACGTGGTGCGGAACCACCCAATACACGCTCGAGCTTTGCTTTCAATTCATCATAAGTTTTGTAAGTCTTAGGATCAGTGAACTCTTTGAGTGAGTAGCACTTAGAATAGATTGCTTCAAGTTCTTCTTCATCGCCATTTGCAACAGCGCTTTGCTTATCGAACTCTGATTTGTCATAGTTACGATAACCTTCAACGTTGCGAATCTTCAACTTAAAGTTTGCACCTTCCCATAGATCGAAAGGATTAACCGGTGTTTCGTCTTGGAATTGTGGTTGCATAACATCCATCATCTTGTCATAGATCTTCTTACCATATTGGAAGAGGAATACTTTACCTTCATTTTCGGGATGAGCTGGATCTGAAACAACGAGGATGTTCGATACGTAGTGAAGACGACGCTTCTGTTTACGTGCGATATCCTTATCAGATTCTAAACCACTATTCCATAGTTTAGAGTTGATTTCAGAAACTGGATCTTGACCACCGATGGAAGTCAAAGACTTTTCGATGTACCAACCACCAGGACCTTGAAAACCGTGGTCCCAATAACGAGTCCATGGATAATCATCACCTTCGGGTGCTGGCAAGAAACGAATGACCGCAAAACCGTTACCAGCTTTGTCGACCTCAGGTTTCCACATGCGATTGTCTTCGAAAGATTGTTGCTGACCACCGCCGACTTTTTCGGCTGCTGCAACTAGTTTGTTGATCGCTGAAACGCGATTTGCTTTGAGATTTGCTAATGACATATTATGTTCCTTATATAGCAGTGTTTAACATTGTATGGAATAACTATTATACCACAACGGCATTCGATTGTAAACAATCTTTTAACGCCTCTGCGACTTTTTTGTTATTCACCGAAATAAACTTATCATACTTTCTGATCTTCAGCGAGATATCAGGCCACATGATGGGATCTGTTATCTCTTTGTCGAACTTCGGCATGAAGTCTATGTATCGATTAAGGACAACAAAGGTCTCGAGTGGTATCTCGTTTTGAATTAACATCTTAACGAGTTTAGGATGTTGTCCATCCTCTACCACAAACAAACTTTTGAAGTCGTTCACCGATATAATTTTATCTATATCATTTTTGAAGCGATATGTGAAACTTTCTAACAAACTTTTATAAGACTTATACGTCTCATCAGCTTGATCGTCAGTTAATCCACCAACCCACTTCGTACCATGATGTGCAAAGTTACAAGCAAAAAAGTATGGTAACTCGTCGATGCCATACGTCCTCACTAGTTTCGCAAAGAAGTACTTATCTCTACGAGCAAAGAATGATTTAGGAGTTACGCTCGATTTACCATTGTATTTGAAATAGTCATACGTCTTTGATTCAAAGTGCAACTTAATTGCAATATACTTTTGGTATGCTGTGAAGCCATCAATCGAACTGTAACTCATTCTTTTTCTTTAAATAACCAAGATTCATCCCTTCAGCCTCGAGTTTGGCTTTAATAGGATTACTCAACATTTTTGCCACGTCTTCTGGATCTAACATACGCTCTTTGCAAATATCCATGATTGCATCGAGGTATGTTGATCGATCCTTCTTAACTCGTTCTTGAACTAAATCGCTGAACGACTTTTTTGTGAACATGCCTTCTGGTTGTTCTGACATTTTTCATTTACCTTATAATATATGTGGCTACCAATTGTTGTTACTCGTTCTACGCCTCTCCATTGTGGATTGACATAGTGCGCATGATAAAATGTAGATCCTTGTGTTACGTCAACATTGCGATGATAATACATCTTTAGTGCTTGACGAACTGATTCTAAAGAATCTTGCCAAATATCGGATTCTTGCGGTGCAAGTTGACCCATTAATCGGCGATCGCATGTCCACGAAAACTGACATGTAGTCTTTGCTTCGTGTTTAGTCTTTTGATAGACTACATCGCAGGCACTCTTAGGAAAACCTGGATCTTTCATGCGATTTAAAACTACGTGTGTCACAGCGATCTGTGACATCTGCGAATCCCCTTTCGCTTCGTAGTATGCGTTACGTGTTAGACAATATACATCTTGCTCATTTAATGGAATCGGGTTTACCAACGCCGATATCCATGTAGTGATCGCGATTAATATTTCTGTCATTTAGTTACCTTTAAAATGATCGTATCTTCGTTGATCCGTCCATTTGGTTCTTTAGGCTTCGTAGTAAGTGAAGCAAAAAGTTTGGCTGCTTTCGTTTTTGAAGACGACAGCACCTCTGATAACGTTTCTTCAGGCTTACGTAGTGTACGTGTTTGGGATTCGGAAGTATTAAACTTGATAAGGGAAGTGCCCTTGATTTCAAACCCAAGACCTGACTCAGCGATATAGCGCGTTAGAGATTTGTACTTAACATTGTAAGTCCACAACTCTGTGGCACCGATTATCAGAGACGGATTGATCGAAACTAATTTATGCTCGGGCGACTCCTTCAAGTATTTGAGCTTCGAGACTTGTTTCTCGAGAGATACAGGTTTTTTCGTACGGGCTTTGCGGACAGTCTTAGTGTTAGTACCAAAACGCTGAGCATCTGCAATAATACCCTCGAACCATGATGCAAATTCTTTCTTACGTTTTAATGTAAGATGAGAATAACCCTCAACTAACTGAGGATCTGTCTTATTTATAGCACCTTGAATCTCCACAAGATGCCTTTGAGACCAATCAATGATATGTTTAGATGCCATTGCAGGTAAAATGGCTGCTTTCATTGCTTCGTATACATCAATGAATGGTGATTCTCCCATAATCCATTGATCGAGCATGTCTTCGAGATCGCCTAATACAGTTGCATCCACTTTCATTCGAAGACGTTCTTGTACTGATATGACTTCACGTTTAACATGACCGTTTGCTGCATCTTTTGCATCTTCAACAGCATCTTCTTTGATCTTGCGTGTAGTCGCAAGCATCATTTTTTCGAGAACGTTGTTTATGTATTTAAACTCTGCATCGCGAAGAACAAGACCGCGACTACGCATACGCAAAAGAGCTCCAGATTGTAGTTCAGCAGTCCAATCAGGCGAGCTATCCAACAATTCAAGCTTGTCTTTACTGAATTTAAGTTCGTCTTTAGCATATTTAATCAAGTCTTTCTTAAAGTGTTTACCGCTATTGAAGTAGTTGTAATAATTAAAAGCTCTCATTAACGAGACTTTGCGATGAGTCTCGTCTTTGAATTCGACACCAGCAAAGATCGGTTCCTCTCCAGTGTACTTCTCATCAACCATCAATGGGTTTGTGATACGCTTTTTTGGTGGCTTGAAAGCCTTACCATTAATCTTTACTGTTGCCATATTTTCTCCTCATTGTATTATTATACCACATTAATTTCCTGCAGTACATGCTTATACTGTGGTACTACAATGTGAATATCGTTGATGATTAAAAGTATTGCAGAAAAAATCATTAACTCGCACTACGTTTGGTTGTAGTATGTACATCTCTATGAATAATGAATTGAGTTGTACATCACTAGTAACATAACCAATTTCTTCAATCACTTTAAAAAGTTTTTTACATGCATCAGGTGTAATGATATATCCATGAGAACCACGAATGAACCTATTCCTCAACTGCTCGAAGTTAATTTCATCTGTATAATTACCATAACCATAGAAACGTTCGATCGTCTGTGGTCCATCTTTCATAACTTTTTCTCCATATAATTTAGGATTCATTATGAAAGTGGCACGTGACTCAGCTGTGTCTTGAGTAGGATCATTCGTGTGAGGATCAAGCGATAGAAAGTCTGTAAACTTTCCATGAACCTCTGGCAGAGGTCGAACAAAGAAAGCATCATGTTCTAAGATGATGATTGGTTCGTCCAACTCTGCACACTTCAACCACATCATATAATGACTCGCCAAAACACCCTTTCGTGGGAATTGTTTTGTTAGTAGAGTCTCTTTGCCATTCTCTAAATAAGGTCTTAGGTTGTGATGAGCTAAAAATTCTTGTGCAGTTTGTTGATATAGTCCATTGACCTTCTCAACATGTATACCAAATTTTTTACCCGTGTTTACACAAGCCTGAGCAAGTTTACTGCTTATCTCTTGATCTTCTTTATGAATGACAAAAGCTTTATACGACGCTGATGATTGAATCATACCTAAATGATCTCCACCCTGCGTTCTCAATGTCCCACACTGCAAGTGCTTCATCGTTCTGCTTTTTGGCAGTTACTAATTTAGTAGCATCTACTTGTGGCAACACAAATTCTTGTAGAGTGCACTTCAATACACGTTGAGTGCCATCAGTCTTAGTGAAGGTGATCGTTTTCACACCTTCTTTAAGTTCTTTGCGGAGTGTATCTTTATTAATAATCATCATTTTCCAATCATCAAGCCAGTCATGTTGCTAGGTACAACGATGGTTTGCACTTTACCGTTCTTAATACCTTCAGAGATGTTCAATGCAGCTTGAGCATTCATGTATGCGATAGAACTTGCACCTTGATTGGACAATGCTTGCATACGTTCAGCTTCCATTTTAGCTGTACGCACTTCAACTTCTTTTTGCTTTAGTTCGTTCTTTGCACGAACCAATGCGTTTGCACTCTCAACGACTGAATCAGCAGGAACGATGTTACGAATCAACACTTGACCGATCATCAAACTACCATCAAGCTTTTCTTCAGCGAGTGATTTCTGGATCTGTTCTTTGATTGCTTGTTCCATTGCTTGACGATTGTCAGCCATGTCTAATGCTTCGTATTTACGTGCTTCTTTGTAAATAGCATTACGAGTAGTTTGAACGATATAGTTGTACATCAGATAGATGTCGCCGTTATGACGAGCGTGGAATGCTTGACTCTTTTGGCTATAGAGCTCAGCGACTTGTGCTTGATTGATGTTATAGATTACAACAGCATCGAAGTCTTTCATTGTGCTATTGTCTTTTGCAACAGGTGTCATATCTTCGAGCTTAACGTTCACATCTTTGATTGGGAATGTAAGCACATCACCAATCAACACTTGATTGAACGAACCAGGCAAGAGTTCGCCTTGTTGAACTTGTTTATCGAAACCAACTCGTACACCGACTTCGCCAGTCTCAATACGTGTACATGCTGGGAGTGCAGCGACGGCCATTGCGATAGCCAAGAGTTTCATAGATGTCTTCATATAAATCCTTAAAATAAAATCACGATCAAAATCATTGCGCCGATTGCAAGCAAAGAGCACACAAAACTGTACAATGCGATCTTCGTTACAGCCCACTTCTCACGACCAGTGAGTTTATGGAATGTAGGAATACCAACATAAAACAGAAAAAATATTACGAAAAATGCCAACCAAAGTCTAATCATATAGCCTTTCAATAAATGGAGCCGCTTACTCTAATGCGGCGACCTATATAGCCAGATTCTCCCGAATGTGGTGGTCAGTCTAAGCGAAAGGAAAGGAGCTTAGTCTAGTGTGTTACGGAATTCGCCGAGACCAAATTCGCCGCGCAGAGATGCTACGTCATCGAATGATACATCGTTGTCGAATCCACCAGTGCCGATATCTGAATCGGACTTATCTGACTTCTTAATACGTGTCACAGCTGTGGTGACTTTCGGTGCGGACACGCGAGCTACTGTCGCTTTAGGCGTCTTCGCTACCTTTGGTTGCTTCGATTTAACGATGCTTGCTGCAGTTGCTGCAGGTGTACCAGCGATCAATGCTGGTTTCGTTGGCATTTTGTAAACGCCTTTCGAAACTTTGTTAGTAAAGAAGTAAAACGGATATTCGTTACCGTTACGTGGATTCAAACCAAGTTGACGCATGACTTTAACTGCATCTTTCCAAAGGAATGTACCACCACTCTTTACTTGAGGGAATTCTGAATAGAACTTGTCTTCGAACTTTTGAACAAATTCTGCTTGATAAACACGTGCTTTACGACCCATGATTTAACTCCATTTCAATGTTAATGATTTCACTACGTTGCTTACGTGTGTAAGCTTTCTTGCTTTTGACAACACGCATGCGGTACTTCGGTGTACGCAAATCTTTCGCTATCGGATTTGCTTTGCGAGTTACCTTTCGTTTTGTCATGATTAATTATACCACACTTTTTCTTGTTTGTACATGCTTTTTGCGAATTAATTCGCATTTATTTTTTTAGTACCAAAGTACATCAATGCCAATCCTGTAACCGCCAGAGCGATCTGTGCAGGTAATTGCGCATCAGTACCACTGTCCATGCCACCAACTGCACCAAAAACTATCAGAAAACCAATTACTACTCGAATCATTAGTATGCTCCTGTCCATGTAATTTGACTAAAATCTCCATCGATAACGTTACCGCGTGCAAAGTTTGTTGCTGGTGCACGCCACGATGCAGCTTTCAAAATATCACCGACATTAAAACCTTTTGTTGCTTTTGCTACGACAAAAAATTTAACGCTACCATCAGCGGCAATTTTTACATAGTTACGACCTTTTTCAATACGTGTAGTTTTGATAAACTTTTCTACTTGTTCTGCAGCAAAAACTTTGCGTGCAGCATTGTCATCAGCGCGAGCTTTGTACAAATTAATGTAACTATCTTGCATAAGTTGTACAGCTTTTGAGATGCCTTCGTCTAATGTGTATTTCATAATTTACCTCGCTTTTTCAATTTATGTAACCATTATACAGCGTTTCCTGCAGTTTGTACATAGCCTGGGCGAAATATTTTCACTTTTTTTTCAGCAAGAAAAAGCCAATGAAATCATTGGCTTGCACGGAGGGACTTGGATGTGGTGCATTTCACCAGGTGAAATTAGAACTTTTGTATCGAGTCTAATTTACTCCTAAATGCCTTAACCTTGCTTGTACGATCTGGCCAGTGGATGTATGCTTTCTCAGGATTTGCTTCCAGATTCTTTAGTAGTGGTTCGATACATGCACGTAGCGTCTTCAACTTTTCTTTAAGTGTCTCTACTTCCCCGCTTGTTGCTTCTACTTGTGCAGTGACTGTTTGTACCGCTTCAAGTTCTTCCTCATCGACAGCAGTAAACCCGAAATCGAAATCAATCTCTTGTATTTGGTTCTTGTTCATATTAAGTCTTTCAGTTGTGTGCCTTCTATTGTGTTATGCACGATTATGTTGTATGTTTTAAATTGTTGCCATTTTTCTCTCCAATGGATAGGTAAGTCGTGTTGCCGTCTATCTCTAGGAATTAGTATGTCAGTTTTTGTTTCTTGGCTATCTGACCAAATTGAGTCAAATCCCCATAGATGAATTTCTGTGTATCCATTATCAATTGCCCATTTTGCAGCGATATGACCTGCACTCATATATTTTTCTAAAAAAGGTAACTTATAAATGATGTCTAGTTCTTTCTCAATGTCTTTATGTTTAATTCCATCCATAGCATATTGAGAAGTGATGATAGGTTTACCTTGAAAAATCATCCTATTTGCCATGTACAAATGGAATGGTTTTATATCAACAGCAATTGATATATCAACTGGATGGGTTTGTACATTACAACCGATTACGTATCCATCGCTTGGTTCATATAATATATTGGAAGGACCATTGCCTAAAATGTGCGTTTTCATATGCTTTTATTTATAAATAACAATAAGTGTCATGGTGGCAAAAAATGCCACTGGTTTCATTATAATAACTAAAACAGGAAAAACCATGTACAAAAAGATCGCCGCAACGGTGCTTTTTGTTATGACTACATCATTAACAATTGCTCAACCAATTGTTACCGACTCGACAAGTAGATCCACAACAGATTCTACTTCAAATAGCACAACAACAGTAAAATCTCCTCCTCCAACTGCAGTTGCACCAGCAATTACAGTTATCAATAGTGACGTCTGTGCAGTAGGATATTCAGGCGCTGCTCAAACTCAAGTGTTGGGCATTTCTTTTGGCGGTAGTGTTACCGATAAGAACTGCGAACGCTTAAAATTAGCTCGTTCATTATACGATATGGGTATGAAAGTTGCAGCTGTATCAACTTTATGCCAAGATGAACGTGTATTCACAGCTATGATGAATGCTGGTACACCATGTCCAGCAGATGGCAAAATCGGTGAACAGGCTAAACAAATCTGGGAAGCAGATCCAGATCGCAAGCCACAAAAAGTAAAAAGTAAAGAGTAAGCATGAAGCGCTTACTTGTGTCCTTACTATTATTAGTAAGCACGGTTGTTGCACGTGCTGAACTTGTTACGATCCAAATTCCTGGTGCTCCTCCTGGATTGTCGATAACAGTTGGAACAGGCGCTAATGCTTTACCTTTACAAAATATTCGCACAAATCCAAATGCAGTTAATATTACTGCAGCTGATGACGATTGGCGCAATGTTCCATTAGGTTTTGATTTTCCATTTTTTGGTAGAGTGTTCAATAATTCATGGGCAATGACTAATGGCGTTGTAACGTTCCAAGATCCAATGCAAAGCGGTGCTTATGGATTATGTTGTACAGGTGTTGATTTAAGAACAACAACAGATCCTCGTTACAATTACTCTATTTTTGGTATACACACAGATTTATATTCTTGGAATGGCCAAAACCAATATTACCTGCGTGAAGGTAATAGTATGACATATGGTTGGTATAATTTAAGTCAATGTTGTTCATCACAAGGCGGTAATAGTTTTGAGATTAAAATCAACTCTGCTGGTTTAGTTGATACACGAATTGCTGGTGCCATGGTACAATGGAATGCAGTTACTTCAGGTATGTCTGGTAACTTGGCAAATGGTGAGTATTATCAATACTATCACGGCCGAGGTTTAAACATTACGCCTGGAAGTGCAAGTATTTTTAGTTGGCAAGCACCTAATGGTACAGGTCCAGTTGACATGTGTATCATCAATCCATTATCATCACCAACATGTCCAGGATATCAAGTTGCTTACACTGCTCAACAATGTACAATAAGTGCATTATTTGATCCATCTTGTCCAGGATATGCAGCTGCACACTTAACACAACAATGCTCTACAAATCCATTGTATAGTCAACAATGTCCAGGTTATCAAGCTGCTTATTTACAACAACAATGCTCTATTAATCCATTATATTCTACAACATGTAGTGGTTATCAACAAGCATACTTCGAGCAACAATGTTCATTGAATACACTATATTCTGTGAACTGTCCAGGTTATGCGACAGCTTATTTAGAATTACAATGTTCATTAAATCCATTATATTCTACAACGTGTAGTGGTTATCAACAAGCTTACAAAGCACAGCAATGTTCTATCAATGCGTTATATGCTACAGATTGTCCAGGATATCAAGAAGCATATTTTAGTCAACAATGTACAATAAGCGGTTTGTATTCTACTCGTTGCCCAAATTATGGTGAAGCGTATGCTACTCAACAAGCATTACAAAGACAAAACACACCTACTACTACGACAACAACTACTGTTGCCGAAACTGTAGTTGTAGCATCTAATACAAATACATCATCAACTCCTGTAGCGGTGATATCAGATCCAGTTGTTAATAACGTTGTTACATCAACATCTACATCTGCGTCTCCTGCGGCAGCAGCGACTACTGCTGTTAGTTTAACACCTTCAGTTAGTTCTACGAGCACATCTTCACCAACTTCTGTTACGTCAGTCGCTACAGCACCTGCACCAGCCAAAAAAGAAGAACCTAAAGAAAATGCTCCATCAAATACACAAGCATCTTCTGGTGGATCTACAACAACTGCATCAACAAATAATAGTAAAACTTCAGATAGTCCAAAACCAACTGCACGCCAAGAACTTCAAGCAAGACGTGAAGCAGCAGCAAAAGCTAAAGCAGTTGAGGATGGTAAAAATTTAGCTGGAAACATGGGTAAAGCTGCTGATATGGAACAGCAAAAGCAAATTCAAAACGTAGTTATCCAAGCAATGGGTTTTACTCCAGGATTTGATGCTTATCAAGTAAAAATGCCAGATGTGGCAGGTTACAAACCATTTACAGTATACAACAATCAAAAGACTATTGATAATCGTCGTGCAAGTATGGGACTATTTGGTCCTTCAGATAAAGTGCACTATGATATGGTTGATTCACAATATAACAGAAAGGATTGACATGGATTATATGCCATTTGTAGCTTATGTAATTTCAGTGATATCCTTAGCACTATCCCTTTATACGCTTTACGAATTGAATTGTACTAAGGCTCAATCACCACAAAAACGAAAAGCACCTGTAAAACCAGTTGCTAAATCTAGTTCAACAAAGAAAAGCACACATATAGTGTGGAAATAAGGGAAGAAAATGTCAGATAAAAACTTAAACAAAAAGATAGACGATTTAGCAGATGCTAAAGAAAAATACATGAGTGCTAATACTGTAATTAGTATTGGTGGTTATGAATTTACTCCAGCTAAATTGATGATTGCAGCAACAATCGTATCATCAACACTTGGTGGTTTATACGGCGTATTCGAAGTATATAAAGACTATCAAAGCATGAAGAAAAAGATTGCTGAGTATGTTACACCAGATTTGACTGAAGTGCATAAAAAGTTAGCTGTCATCGAAGAAAACAGCTCAAAGACAAATGACTACACACGTGATATCAAGAATGATCTTAAGAATGATATCCGTCGTTTAGAAGGAGTTGTTGAACAAGTAGAACGTTCAGCTAAACAATCTGCACGTGAAGCAACAGAAGCTCAAAAAGAAGTAGATCGTGAAATCCGTAACGTACGTAAAGAGATAGATAATAAGATTCAGAAAGCTTTGGATAACCCATTAGCAGGAAAATAAAGGAAATTATATGACTGAAGTTGTAGAAAAGAAACCATTGACACGTAGCGAACGTGAAGCACAAATTAAAGACAAAGCTGGTTTAGTGATTGTCATTATGGCATTGTTCTTAGCATTAAACACATATTTTGCTAATAGCTTTAGCGGATCAGCGATGACTAATTTGTTAAAAGCGTCTAATACGTATGGATTCTTTCAAGCTAAATCATTGAAACAATCATTAGCTGAAGCAGAATACGAAACAGCTAAAGACAGAGGCGATCATGCGAGAGCCGATAAACTAAAAGCAAAGATCGAAAGATACGAATCTGATCCAGTATCTGGTGAAGGTAAGAAAGAACTTTTAGCTAAAGCAAGAGCATACGAAGCTGAACGTGAAGAAGCACGTAAACATGGTCCATGGTTGACATTCTCTGGAATGTTATTCCAACTCGCCATTGTTTTATTATCCGCATCTATCATCGCTGTCAATATGCGAATGTATTATGCAAGCCTCGGTGTTGGTGTAATAGGTCTTCTATTACTAACACAAGGTATATGGTTAGTTGTACCGATTACTATTTAAATAGTAGTAAGCATAAAAAAAGGGGACTTTCGTCCCCTTTATTATTTCCCCCGGCCCTTATAGAGATATCTATAAAAAGCTTGTTCTCTGCAACGCTTATTGTTTAGCGTTATTTTCTGCAGCTTTCTTTTGTGTTGCAGCAGGTGCAGCTTTCTTTTTCTCAGGTTTCTTAATCTCTACCTTTGTTTTTGACTCAGGTGCTTTAAGACATGGACCTTTACTCTTATTTGCTGGTTTTGTGCAATCTAATTTCGGTGCTGGTTTTGGATCAGCAGCATAAACACTAGTCATACCAAACGTAATCGCTAATGCTAACATTAATTTTTTCATTGTAACATTCCTTATGTTAAAGTGTGTATATTATGTTACGCTGAGAAAATCTCTACAGCGTGATTATAATGTTTGATACGATCGTCTAAACCGATTGTACCACCATTGATACGCTTAGTCATACCAGTGAAATCACCAGCATCTGCGTATGTATTCAAGTCATTTGAATACCAGAACCAACATGCTGAGTGTACAGCACCGCGTGGAGATTCGATATATTCAGGTGCATCTTCTACTGACATACCTGCGTATTGTGCGAATGCAGAATAGTTTGCTTTACCAGTCAATTGTAGTAGACCACGACCGCAATACAACCAACCTTCACCGCTATGTTCATCTCCGTTACCCATACGTGATGAGTAAACTTTATTAGCGATAGCTTGCGGATTACGATTATAAGGCATAGCTGACTCAACCGTTGGGAAACGATTTGGCCATAGTTTATGCAAACCTTCAGCACTATAGTTTAAGTTTTCTTTTAGTGCTGTATAACCACCAGATTCATGAGCAGTTTGCGCAACAAATGCAGCAACACGACCAACTGTAGTAATTTCAAAAACTGGTAAAAGTTCTACCAATTCTTTGTGCCATGTTTCTACTCCATACTTTGCGTTAGGAATAACGTGTGCAAGTTTTTCTTGCGTAAATTCAAAATCAAAAGACATTTAATCTCCTTAGCTTAATACAAAAGCAACTGCAAATGCTGCTTTAGATTTAGCTTCTGTTGTTGTATTCGATGAAGTTTCTAATGCAGAAATTGCATCGTCGGTATATGTATTTACCTGTTCTTCAAATGCTCTGAAAAAACCAGATGAAATACGAATTTCTAATTTAGATCCTTTTGGCCAATTGCGCGGTGTCGAATCATCGTATCCTCGTTCTATTGTCAATGTTCTAGTAGGACGATCAATAAAAGTAATTTTAATCGATTCTGTTAAACTATTATCATCGTTAGCAATAGTTGCTACAGCAAAATCAGTTGGTGATATATTTGCTGGAAATGATGTAACAGATTCTACTACTACAAAAGTATCTGTTTCTCCAATAGGATCAAATAATTGTGATCCAACGTTATCTGCATATTTTAATGCCATATTATCCTTGTTTCTCCACACCAAATTTCGAAATACCAAATCGTGTAGGTCCCGGATTTGGGTAAAATCCTGTTAATACATTATCTGAACCTGAAATAGCATGACCGCACGATGCCAAATCGCCAGTTCTACATATACCTATACCATTCGCAAACACGTCAACAGCTCCTTCAACCATAGTTGGAGAAGCGTGAGGAGCAAGTCCGTGACCTGCAATAGTTGCACCTATCACTACGATAGGTGAACCATTTACGAAAACTGTGGGAGCTAAATTACCGGTGACTACTCCACCGGCTTTGTCAACACCAACTCTAGCAATTCCTGGCATACAGATATCCTTTTAGATATCTGTATTTATATTACTTTTTAGGGTAACTTGCTGGTGAGACTGAAATAGGAGCTGAGGCGTCCTTAAATTGACCTGAGAGTGACATAGCCATAATCATAGATTGGCACTCTTCTGTTGTTGTAGTATTCATTGAACACTTAACATATAATGGATTTTGACCTTTTTCTAAAGCCAACTTAACAGCTTCTGCACGATTATTACTTGAAATAATTCCCCATGCAATGCATCCACCAAGTAAAATAGTAATAGCTACAACTATCGTATAAAATTTATTATCGTTAATCATACCTTTATTGATATTCCTTTAGTTACTGCATCAATCTCGTTTTGAGGTACATTAAATAGTTTCTCAGGATAACGAGCTTTTGCATTATCGTTTAACTCAATGAAGTTTTTACCTTGTGCTATGAATTCGCCATTTTCTTTGTTGTACAAAAACAACATGCCATTGACTACTTCGATGCGACTAGGAATTACAACTTCTCTAAGCTTTTGTAACCCTTCTTCTAGTTTCTTGTCGAGTTGTTTATTTCTAATTTCATCAACAGCTTTAGCAAGAATATTTAACACAATAAGAGTTAATATAACTCCTGTTACTATACCAATTAGTAGATCCATTATTTGCTCTTTGAATAACTGATTGTTCCACCAACCACTGCTGCTAACCAAAATGCAGAGATCCATGTATCAAATGTAATAGGAATTGCAAGATTAAACAGTGTGTTTAGCGATAGAATAGTTGCGATTGGACCACATGCAATAATGATAACAACAATTGCAACAACGAATAAAAGTTTTAACATAATTAATCCCATAAAGTTTGAAAATACTTACCAAATAAACGCAGTCCATTATTGATACGATCTTGATGTTTCTGACGTCCTACCCAATCACATTCACCTTTAACTTTCCAACGAAGCGGTTTTGAAGTTTTACCTTCGTCTTCTGGATACTCAGTAAAGTCAATCTCTGGATGTGTGATCCAATATTGTTCTTCCCAATTATCATCATTGAGCTGTTCAAATGCCCAAATCATTTCATCTAATACCCATTCATAACGAGTATGAATATCACACTGAATATTTTGACGCGTTAAATCAGGATCATTATAAAACTCAAATGTTGATTGAGCATCATAATCTTCTGTGCTAGTTAAACGCATAGCTTCAGGTACATCTTCTAATTCAATATAACCTGATCCATGTTTGTGTTCTTTAAGGCTTTTAAGTAATGGTAAAACGATTGGTGCTAGTGTTGCATCACACGACCAATGATCGTAATAATCAATCTTTACTTTTACTTTTCGTTTTTGGAAATTATGAACCCACTGGCAAAAATCTGCAACCCAAGTAGAAGCTAACCATGTGCCAAACTTATCATGAAGTTTATAATCCCAACGATTTTCAAGTTCTTCCTCTGGATATTTTTCAACCCAGAAAAAAATTTTATCAGCGATTTGATACGGTCCAACCCAATTTACATATGGACCAATATTTACTTTCATGTCAAATCTTTCATTATATTATGAATTCGAGAAATTGCAGCCCATTGATTTCTTGTGAGTGAAAGGCGTTCATCATAATACAAAGTTTGTACATCCATTTGAATATCTTTTAATAACAAATAAATTTCTTCATATCCTTTTGTGCTCAATCTTTCGACTGCTTGTTTATAACGACGTTCATTTTCGTTACCCATTGCACCGTGTAGAATATCACCCATTAATAATCCTTCTTTTCGCCTTCTTTAGTAAAGAATGCTTTGATTTTTTGAGCTTTAGTCCAATCTTGACAATAGTTGTTATCTATATCGCAGATTTCTAAAGCTTGCTTTTCGGTAACTACTCGATGAGACATAATTTGTTCACCGATAAACTCTTGTGAAAACTCTTTTGCAGTTTCCATAGTTACATCATCTAGCGCATATTCTGGATGATCTGCTGGTGCTTCAACCATGTATCGCATACGAAATGTAGATACACACTCAACCATTACCCATACTTTATCTTGTTTCTTAGTCAAAGTCCAACTCCCATCATGATTATTAATCCAATCAAGTTCATCACCTAATTTAAATCCAGAGGCCTCAAGCATTTCTTCGGTGAAGACTATGTATTTATCACCGTCTTCACCTTCATGCACATCTAATACCCAAGATTTGTTTACCATTTAAACGTCCACGTATTTTAATTCAAAATCTCTTGCGCGTTGTTCATGACCAATATAACCACGTGGATTACAAACAACTCTTGTGTTGTGTACCATATAGTCGAATGGTTCATGTGTATGTCCATGTGTCCACAATTTGATACATGGACGACGTTCCATCAATTCTTCTAAATTACTATGATATGCACCATTCATTAGTTGATCGTTCGCATACCATGGAGCCATACTTTGAAAACTAGGACTATGATGTGTACATACAACATATTTGTTAGGATTCTCACCTAAAAAATCTGTAACTACTTCGACATACTGTTTAAATCTTTTATGCATTTCAACAGAATCTTCTGGGCTAAATGATGCTACTTCAGCCTTTTTCTTATGACCAATTGGGATATTGTAGCCATTCTCATCTTTCTTTAAGCTACCATCTTCATTGTATTCATAGATTGGTACAGTGCGAAATACTTCACGATTACCATTTTTGATAACGCGGAAGTCATTCATTCTGCTCTTGATATGAAATAATGTTAGTGGATCTTCTTTATTCATATCAGTCCACATGGTACCACCGATGAAAGTTACATCATCAATTTTTTTACATTCATCATCAAGAACATACAAGTTTGTGAATTGTTGCAACTGTTCTTTGATGTGTTTAGCTGTGTACTTGATATCAAAGTTGTAGCTCTCGTGATTTCCTAACACATAGATCACATGAGGAAATTGAAATGTTATTGCTTTGAAGAAGTCGATGAATCGTTGATTTTTAGAAGTAGAATACGTATCACCATACATGCCGCTTCCTGCAGCATAGTCAAGACCTTTAGCTGTGCAGATGTCACCACTCAAGATAAGCACATCTGCATTCTGTTCATTTTTTAATAGTAGTGGACCAAATTCTAGGTGCACATCACTGGCTACTGCAATACGCATTATTATTCCTTAAGTATAGGTTATATTATACCACAAAAATATCCTGCTGTACATGTAGTACTTTAGGTATAATGCAGGTATGTACCTACGATATATTTTGGATTGGTGATAGGTGGCAAACCTGCATGAGGATGTGTCCACATTGGTGGAAACATTAGCAAGCGACCTGTTTTGGGTGAAACCCGTTGATCGTCATTAATACCAATGAAAGCAGTTTCACCGCCTTCAGCAACATTATTGAGATAAAAAAACATGACAAGAAAACGTCGAGCAGATGCATAATCGCCTACGTCAACGTGATGGCGAAACTCTTCTTTTCCACCGACTTCGTATTTTTTCATACGCACTTGTTCGAAGCCAATTTGTTCTGGGAAAAATTTAATATCCCATTGCTCACAGTACTTTTGTACGTATGGCTGAACTTTAGAAAGAATAGTATTTTGCTCTTCAGCAAAAATTGGATATTGACCGAAGTTGATCTCATTAAATGTTTTAAACTTATCGTCACGTCTAACCCAAACATCTTTACTTCGTTCAAATTTCTCTCGAAGATTTTTACAAAAGTCTTCTTCAAGAACATTATCAAATACAGAAATATAGCTTTTCATAATATTATATATCCAAAAAAATGGAGGCATAAGCCTCCATTCGTTGATTTAAGACAAAACACGTGAATGTTTTGGTACACCTGTCCGAAGATAATCCATTTGATCTGCAAGAATATTGCGGTTCTGAAGGATAATATGTTCGTAGTGATTTGGTTCGTAAGGCATGTACAGTAACTCTAAACCTGCTTCTTTCAAAGATTTGTCACTCTTTTGTGAGTTACATTTCTTGCAAGATGTTACTACGTTCATCCACTTATTCTCACCACCACGTGACATAGGAACGATATGATCACGGGAAAGATGATTAGAAGTAAAATGATTACCGCAGTAGGCGCAGACATGACGATCTCTACCAAATAATGTCTTATTGCTAAGAACCACTGTACCAAACTTCGCTGGATTAAAACCTTCACCACCTTTAATGGCGATGATAGAAGGTGTTTCAAGAATTGATTCTGTTCCATCATTCTGTACACCTCCACGAAACTTCGCGATTGTATCACCAAGAGACCAAGCAACTTGGCCTTTAGCTTGATACAATATAGCTTGTTCTAAGTTTAACCATTGACGTGGAATTCCACCTACGTCTAATGCCAGCACATTCATAACTACCTCATTTGTTTCTCTTCTAACTATTTATCTTGGTACCTCGTTGCGGTAACGCTCCGCCGTCTTCCACTTGTAAGGAGGGTGTTCTACTTTTAAACTACCGAGGCATAAATTTTGGGGTGAAAGGGGGAATCGAACCCTCTCTTATTGTTTCACAGACAATCGTGCAGCCACTACACTACTAACACCATAGATCGAAATACACTCAGTGAATATACTTTGATTTATGGTAGGGGCACAGAGAATCGAACTCTGATTATCTGGTTAAAAGCCAGGTACTTTAGCCGTTAAGTTATACCCCCATAGGTTTTCGAGGTTTATGTTTTCGTTTCATTTACGTTCTTTCTTTACACGACCAATGCGTGATTTTTTATTCCAATCATATGCAATGCCATCTGGACATATTCCGTCTTTAATAGAATCTACGCCAAATACACCACATGCTTCAAAATCTTTCCCTTTGATGGTTACAAACCGTCCATAATGTTTAGCAAAAATCATTGCATCATCCAACGTTGGACTAGCATTCAATGTGAAACCATCTTTAGTTATTATATAAAACATTCTTTAAAAATTAGCAGCAATTCTTTATTGGAGCGGGATGCGAGAATCGAACTCGCAACTACAACTTGGAAGGATGTCGTTTTACCACTAAACTAATCCCGCATTGGCGACGCAGGTGTAGAATCTAATCTATCTTTCCTTGCTACCCACGCCATTGTTTGGCATCCCGGGAGGGACTCGAACCCCCACTAACGGTTTTGGAGACCGCAGTGCTGCCATTACACCACCGAGACATATTAAGATGAAGATAATGAATCAATTCAAACCTGCGACAAGTCGCTCAGCAATCTGCATTAAGCAATTTGCAATAAGCAGACCACAAACAATTGGTTCTCGAGAGCAATAAGCAGCGACTTTTCGAGTCATGTTATTCGAGAGCAATTATGTATAAGTTGGTCGATTGTTCGGATTAAGCTTTCAGGGCTTAAACCTATCCAGTAATGGATAGTTTTGTGCGCTTGTCAAAATGCAAGGCTCTCCTATCATCACTATCTTCAAAACTTTAGATAATGCCTTCTGCAGTCAAAGTTACCTTTGTTTTATCTGTCAACTCAATTAGAGTATTGACATTCAACTGCAAAAGCTTATCGCTTAATGCTTGCTTTTCGCGCTTAAGGCGTTTTACTTCCTCTTTAGCTACGCGAATAGCTTCTTCTGTTGCAACACCAGTTTCTACGTTGCTTAGACGATCACCATACAGTGACATTCTATCGCCAGTAGCAGACTTAGCTTTCACGATACGTGCATTGATCTCTGTGATCTCTTTACGTGGTGTGCTTGTTGCAACAACTGTTTTTAGGTTGATCTTCGCATCGAAGTTTTCAACTTCAGCCAAAAGATCGCTAATACCTGCAGATGCGTTTGCACGACCAACTGCAGCACGAATTTGGAATAGCGCATCGTTAAGCGCTTCTTTACGTTCAACCGCTTGGTTGAACTCTAATGCACCTTTACTCAAAGCTGCATCTACATCACTAGTGAATTCACTTACTGTGATGTTATTTTCTACCTTTACGCTGCTGATTGCCTTGCGGATTTCAGACTGAATAGCGTTTGCTTTACGAAGATTGATTTGCATATTATTCCTTTACAATGTATAATCTATTATATCACATTCAACACAATTTGTACATGTAGTACTTTGGTACTCCCGACCGGATTCGAACCGATATCATTCCCTCATCTAGAGACATCGCCAAGGTATAAGCTTGGAGTTTTACCGTTAAACTACAGGAGCACTGTCTCTGGTGCGCAATGATGGAATCGAACCACCATCTCGAAGTTCGTAGCCTCGAATATTGTCCATTATACTAATCGCGCGCATTGGTCCCAACTTCTGGTTACGCTCCAGACTATCTGGCTTTTCAGACCAGCGCTTTCACTAGATTAGCTTAATTGGGATTATTCTTCTACAACTGCAATCACATTTTCCTCTGCGATTACAAAAAACGTTTTATCTTTATATGATGATTTTGATGCATACTGCCAATCAACTACTACTACATCATCAACTTTTACTTCTGTAACGTTATCTCCAATAGCTAACACTTTTGAATGTTTAACATCAGTGCGTTTACCTTGTAGAATAATTCCTGAACTCGATACATTTTCAGTAGCGATCTCTTCGATTATAACGTTCTTACGTAATGGCTTTATCATATCATCCTATATTATGTGGTGCCCCAAGAGAGACTCGAACTCTCACGCACTAGGCACTGGCTTCTAAGACCAGCGTGTCTACCATTCCACCATCGGGGCATTATTTGGAGCGGGATAAGAGGCTCGAACTCTCGACCTATACCTTGGCAAGGTATCGCTCTACCAACTGAGCTAATCCCGCATATATTAATCTACACTACCTTTGATTTTTAAATCTGGGATAGTTGCTTTAATTTTTACTTCTTTTTCATCTTTTACTTCTTCAACGTTTTCTTCTTTTGGAAGATCACGTTGAAAAATTGTATCCCATCGTTTATCATATTCATCTTGTGATACACTAAACGGTCTTGGTTTACATCCTTTTCCACCATCACTCATACTAACTCCTAAATGGTCGGAGTACAAGGATTCGAACCTTGGACCCCCTGGTCCCAAACCAGGTGCGCTACCAGACTGCGCTACACTCCGATAAATTTATTGGTGCTCCATGATGGAATCGAACCACCTTCGTCGGACTACAAAACCGATATAATACCAATATACGAATAGAGCAAAAACTTTGGTGCCGGTTGTCGGGATTGAACTGACGACCTACCGCTTACAAGGCGGTTGCTCTACCACTGAGCTAAACCGGCGTACTAATTATATATCAACAACTGGTGGTAACGATTGGATTCGAACCAATGTTAGCTTCCGTATGAAGAAAGTGCAAGGCCTCTTTGCTACGTTACCATTTAGAATCATACTCGATACATTCGCTGGTGCTGGCACACTTGCTTTTCGCCCTCTGCCAGGAGGACCGAATGTTACCCGCTAATCTTGGCGGTTGGCACCCGTCGAGTCTGATTTTAAATGGTGTCAGGTGATTACGCACACCTGACAATGCGGGGTCTGTAGACTATTGACGATTTATCTCATTATACGCGGTCAATAAACGCGAGTGCGGAATTTGTAAGTAATGCAACCATCATTATATGCATCATTCACCCATTTATCAAGGCGCGCTGGGACTCGGTACGTCATTACAGTTACTTATCCAACGTTTTCTATTTTTGCTAGGGTATTGCGCCCCACGTTGTTTACACTTGCTTTTGCTGGCCAGCTACTAACAAATGTGACTTTCACTTACTAACACTTACAAAACTGGTGGGGACAGAAGGATTCGCACCTACTAGTCCGAAGAAACTGATTTACAGTCAGCCGCGACCCTCTAACTTCGCCGTGTCCCCATAAATTGGCTGTGCTCCTAGGGATCGAACCTAGCTCATTCCTGATTAACAGTCAGGCGCATACACCTTGCTTGCTCGAGCACAATAAAAAATTTGTTGTCAAGATCTCTACTTAAAGTTTATCAGCAAGCTGACACACCTTAACAACAAAACTGGTTGCGGGCATAGGACTCGAACCTATTCCCAACTAGCTTATGAGACTAGCGTCACGCCATGTGAACCCGCAATAAAACTTGGCGATCCTGCGGGGAATCGAACCCCGATATCCGACTAGACAGGCCGGTATAATAACCACTATATGACAGGACCATTAATTAGTGTTGCTATGTTATGGACAACAATAACCCTATTGCCGTTTGCTTTTATCGTGTCAACTTATATGGAGCATTCGTCAATGCTTTATCCAACTTCGTTACGAGAATCATGGGCATGACCCATAATCCTCTGACATCAACTCGTAACGGGTGTGTGCACACAGAGCCGTCAGTGAGAGTGCATTATCCAAGTGAACACTGGATTTTTCCACAACAACACTAATTAATGGTACTCTCAAAAGGTAACGCTCCTTTGTCTCTAGGTTATCAGCCCAGTGCTCTACTTTTGAGCTATGAGAGTATATTGGTACTCGGTACGGGAATTGAACCCGTCTCTACGACTTGAAAGGCCGTTGATCTAACCGATAATCTAACCGAGTATAACTTACATCTATTATACCACACTTTTAATGTGTTGTACACTAGTTTTTTTGGCGTCGCTGGAGAGATTCGAACTCCCAACCCACGGTGTAGAAGACCGATGCACTATCCATTGTGCTACAGCGACATTATTTGGTGCGACTGACCGGACTCGAACCGGTACGAATAAATCGTCAGATTTTAAGTCTGATGCGGCTACCAATTACGCCACAGTCGCATTATATTTTGGAGGTGCGAGTCAGATTTGAACTGACGGTTTTACGGGTTTGCAATCCGTTGCCTTGGACCACTCGGCCACCGCACCATAAATTAATTGGTCTCCGCGGAAGGAATCGAACCTTCTCCTCGAGTATCCAAGACTCGTCGACTACCATTATCCTACACAGAGATTAAATTTGGTGGAGCTGTGGAGACTCGAACTCCAATTCTCGACGTGCAAAGCCGATGTAATTCCCTCTATACTACAACCCCAAATTTGGTGGTGAATGCAGGATTCGAACCTGCGGACCGTTTAACACGATCTTTTGTTTAGCAAACAAACGCAATAAGCCTCTCTGCCAATTCACCATTTTTAAGTACACTTACCAGAATCGAACTGGTGACCGGAAAGCTATCCAGCTATGTTCCACATAAACGCCTAGCCTCAGCGTCAGTGCACTTAAAAATGGTGGAAGCGGTGAGATTCGAACTCACGGACCGCGCTAACGATCGTCTGTTTTCAAGACAGGTGCAATAAACCGGGCTCTGCCACGCTTCCAAATTGCTGCAAATTTTTAAAGAACATTTGATCTTACGATCTGATTGAGGTATGATTATACCACAACCGTTTTACTTTGTACATAGTTTTTTCAAACTATTTTCAAATATTTTGGCGGGGCTAGCAGGATTCGCACCTACGATAGTTGAGTCAAAGTCAACTGTGTTACTGCTACACTATAGCCCTACAATTTTTTCAGTAGAAGATTACGAGTAACCTTTTGCTGAAAGAACTGCAATTATACCATACTTTCATTAGTTTGTACATAGTAGTTGACTAATTTAGTAGACTATCTACAGTGTAACTTTGCTGCTGAATTACATTCATTATACCCTGAATTTTGGGTTTTGTACACAGTAGTCTACCGTTTTAGTAGACTAATACTTTTGTTTTCAGATATGAAAAAAGCCTCAGATCTTTTAGGTCTGAGGCTTTAGAGTAAAATCCGTTAGAACTTTTTACTTACTCAACCTCCACGACCTCCGCCAATATTCGCGCAGTCATAGCCCATTGACCATGATGATGTGTGTTCAGGGCGTAACGCTACCTGACTAAACGTCATTCTAGGTTTTTGGGATGTGAGTATTTTGTTCATAGATTTATATATACAAAAATTTAGTTTAAAATGAGTATTTTTTTAATTTATTTTCAACTATTTAATACTTTTGCTACAGAGTTCATAACAGCAGCGATACGACCGATATCACGTAACTGTTCAACGCTGTAACCTTCTTTCTTTAGTGTTTCGTAGTGTGCTTTAACACAGAAGTGACACTTACCTACAATACTTGCAGCAAGAGAGAATGCTTCAAAGTTAGACTTAGTGGTACCACCATGACTAGTGATTGCATTCATGCGCAATTGAGCTGGCAAACCTGTTAGTGATGCATCATCTGCCATCTCAACGTATGGATACCACACATTGTTTTGTGCCATAATACTTGCAGCAGTCATCGCTGACTCTGCATGAACTGGATTGCTTGCTAACATATGAGCAAGAACCTTGCCATTACCAGTTGCTGCTAATGCTGCTACAGCACAACCATAAGCAACATCTTTGTCTAATGTACTACGCTCTAAAACAGCATCAAGATTTAACTTAGTATCTTTAGCGTAGTCTGGCAGTGCTGGTTTAATCGATTCGATAAACGAATAAATCATTATAGTGTTTCTCCACCAACTGTACGGTTACATGCACATAATTCACCTGTTTGCAATGCATCAAGAATACGTAATGTTTCCTCTGGTGAACGACCAACATTTAAGTTATTTACTGTAACGTGTTGGATAACATTATCAGGATCAACGATGAAGGTAGCACGAAGAGCTGCGCCTGCAGGGTGATAGAACACACCAAGTTGTTCAATTAAACTAAGATTGTGTGAACCTTCTTCAACAGAATATGAAGGACGTTGTGTATCAGCAAACTGAATATGCTTAATCTTACTTAGATCTTCATGACTACGTTGCCATGCAAGTTTACAGAATTCATTATCTGTAGAACCAGTCAATAGAACTGCATCGCGATCTGCAAAGTCTTGGAATAGTTTATCGTAAGCTACGATCTCCGTAGGACACACGAACGTGAAATCCTTAGGATAGTACACAATAACTTTCCACTTACCAGCAAATGATTCATCTGTAATAGTGAAGAAGTCATCTTTGCCAGGATTTATACCAGTCACTGCAAATTTTTCTAATTTTTGTCCAACTGTTTTCATAATACGTTTCCTTTATTGATTATGTGTATTGATTAATTTTCTTAATCCAGAATTATATATCTCTGGAAGCGCTATTACGAGAAATAATTATTTTAATGATCATTATCAATTTTTTTAATAATCAAATAACTTTAACTTTGTATTTTTCTTTGTCTTTAGTCATCTCTTTTGGGTTGCACATCTTCATGAGCAATTGACCAGCAGGAATAACTGACAACACCAACATCTCAGGTTTATCACCTAATTTCAATGGTTTAGTTGGTCTATCCATAAATTTCCAAAAAGCAAAGTAGTGCAAATGACCGTTATTAAACGATTCTAAGTATTGCATATATTTGTTTGTGTGCAACCAAAAGATGTCTTCATGTAACACCTTATTGTCAATACACCAAATCACTTGTTCAGGATCTTTGCGAAAGCGAAAGTCGTGTTTACGTGCTTCTGTAGATGGCAAGATATAGTCTTTGCCAGAATTGCGGACAATCTCATCTGCGAATTCGCAATCGATATCTAAACAACGCTCTTCACGAGTACGTTTTTTGCCATTGTTGTCTTTATAAGACGATAGCTTTTTCTCTCGTGCATCGAGATACAGCTCATCAACTGCAAAAGTTGTATTAAGATTGATATCGCTTAGCGCGTTTAAAATAAATTTTGAATTAGGATCACTGTGCATAAAATAAGAAGTATTTGACAAAGACAAAAAGAATTGCAGCAATTACGGCATAACGCAATACAACCATTATTGGTTTAATGAATATCACTAAAAGCAAAATGACAAAAAGTGTGGTGAAACCACTAAAGTCCATTTGAATAACATCATCAAATGCTTTAGACCAACCATCTGCTTCGACCGTAATTTGTGTTTGAGTCTGTTCAGATGGTTGTTGTTTTGGTTCCTGTGTTACTTCAATAGCCATAGTATATCTCGCTTTTTGATTGTCTATGGATATATTATACCACATTTTTTGCTCGTTGTACATAGGCCTAAAGTTCTAACCCCCATATAGGGGCCAGAGCTCACTGGAGAGTCTTGGAGATGATTACTGCATCACCACGTGCAATTGCATCTTCTACACGTTTCTTAACGACTGGGTCGCTTATGGTGTGATGGGGAAGTTCATTTGCACGCTGGCTAAGTGTCTTCTTTTCTTCTGGAATTGGTGTGACTACATTAGGTGTCATATTGTCTAAACGATCTCGTTCAAGTTGAGATTTTTTCTCTGCAGCTTTTTCTTTACGCTTCTCAATACGTTGTGCTTGTTGCACTAATTTATTGTTGTCTGTATAGTCATAAACTAAACGAACATACACGCGATAGCCACGACCTTCGCGACGTACTTCAATCTTATCACGCTTAAAACCTACGATCAAAGTGCTATCAACTTTAGATTTTGTAACACGTTTAGTTGCACGTTCAACATCATCGATATCTGTACCATTACCTTCTTCGGCAATCATGGTTTCGGTATCCATTTGGATTCTATTGTTTACTTGAGATGCGAGTTGAGCTTTTGCTGCTAGCATTGCTTTATCAATAGCGAATTGATAATCAGCAGAATATTCAGTTGCAGTTGCAAAGATGTGTGAACCATCGTTTGCTAAATGCATTGTAAACCATTCGGGTGCCATTGCAAGATCTACTTTATCAGATCCTTGTACCCAATCTGCTTTCTTTTCGACGAGTGATGTAGTGCCACAACCTGTCAATGCTGCGGCAATCATTGCTGCTAAAATAACCTTCTTCATAATATAGTCCTTACTGTTCAATAACAAGGTTGCGACGTACGATACGTCTATCTTTGATCGGAATGGAAAGTAATTTCGCATTCAGATCGTTCACTTCATAATCTCGCATCAGTTTTAAATCTGCATTCGAGAATATGAATACTAACGACTCATCAAATCTTCCTGCTTGAGCCCTAATTCTATATCCTTCTGTTGGTACAGTCAATTCATTTGCAACATGATTGTTTGTACCTACAAAAGTTGGCCATATCATAGTGGCCTTTTTACCTTCCATATGAAAGATGTAGACTTTAGATGGTTGATTTGTTGCCATCTTAAATTGCATCAATTCGCCAGATTTATACATGAATCGACCATCAACGTAAGCGTCAATCGAAGGACGATCGTTTGAAACTTGCACGCTTACATCTACTGTACAAACTTTCTTACCCATAAATTCTGTGATACGTTGTTTGCGTTCGCTGATAGACTTTACGTATGAGTCTGTCATAGAGAACACAGCTTTATCAGTGGCACACGTTACTTTATTCTTACGTTCAGTGCATTGATTAAATTCATCAATGTAAATGTTCTCACCCAAAACAGAACGAATGGCACTGATCCTAGCTAGTGTCTCCGCTCTTTCACAAGCGTAGTTCTCACTAACGTCTGGACCGAAGTGCCATTCGCCTGTGCCTGTTGCTGCCGTTGACGTATTCATCGCCAACGAAAATAACATGCTAATTAAACTAATCGGTAGTGTGTCCGTCATCTTGTGCAGTAAATATCTCTTCGTTTAGAGATATTATACCACACTTTTCGACATTTGTAAACTGGCTCATAACATGCTGAAAACATGTTAGAACTGACTCACTTTTTAGGTGCAAGGTTTTTTCTTGTAGTTTTGGTTGGTTGTTTTGCTGCAGGTTGTTTTGCTGCGGGTTTCTTAGCAGCAGGTTTACTTTGTAGTTTTTCATGTTCTTTGGCCAATTTCTCAAATTTCTTTTGACGCTCAGTTAGACGCTTCAATACTTCTTCGCCATCCATCCAAATGTCTTTATTGTCTAACAATGATGCAATCTCAGGAGCGTGTAAGAAACCAGCATATACACGATTCAATAGATGTTCTGACCACTTACGTTCATGTACAATGTTATCAAACATCTCTCCACCTTTACCAAACGTTGCGCTTGAGTAATTGTGGAACATAAACATAGAATGCTCACTTACTTCATAAGTATCAGCACACAAGAAAATCATAGTTGCAGCTGACATACATGCGCCTTCAACTGAACAAATTACGTGTGCATTTGTATCAGCGATGGCTCGCATAAATTGAATAGCAGTGAATAGATCACCGCCGCAAGAGTTGATGTGAATTTGAATAACATCATTCTCACCAGCATTACGAATCAATTCAAACCATGCAACATATTCTGTTGGATCTTCGATGCTTCCACTAAGGTAAAAGGAATGAAGTTGATTGATTGGTTTATTAACAAAAGCTTTCTGTAACGAAGAACTTTGTTGTGTTTGAGTTGGATTATTTCGAGGCATAACTAATTCCTTTTTCTTTTTCATATGATCTTATCTTATGTATCAAGTTACCCACATGGTTATCTCTGTGCTCTTTGAACACCAGAGGCTCACTACTGTTTTCCACTGCCATAATCGTAACTAAGTTGACGATTGGCTTTTTGGTTCTTTCTTCGTACATGATTGCGTACGCTGATTCTTGTTCGTAATAATCTGTGATGCTTTCCGCTGTTTTGATTCTTGACGACGTTTTGAAGTCAATGATAGACGGTACTCCATCGAATTCTGCGATAAGGTCAACTCTGCCAGCCAATCTGAGGAAGTTTGAATAGAGCGGCACTTCTTGCATGTATACCACTCCAATTCGCTCATCCAAGATTGGTTTGATTGAGTTGAACATTCCCCGCACGTGCGGCATTGCTTCGCCAAAGTAATCTTCCTCGTTATCTATGTAACGTTCACAAATAGTGTGAAGAGATGTTCCTCTTCCGCTTGCACGTGCAGATATTTTGTTGGCTTCTGCTTCACCAACTCTCTTACGCCATGCAAGGATTTCGTGTTTTGTGAAGTGTCCTAATACGGTAGTGATAGAAGGATACTTAAATCCTTCTGGTGTAACATAGCGACGACCTTGGTCAGTAGACTCTGTAATTAAGTCTGCATAACCCAAATCTACTGGATCATGTTTAAAGATCTTCCTCATTTGCATCATATCGCCTGTATTTTTCACTTCTGTCTTTTTTACTAAAAACACGTTTCAGTTTATGTTCAATGTGTTTTGAATATTCATAATCTGGACGTTCACGTTTCTTACTACGCCGATCTTGCTTAGCGTTTTCTCTATTGCTACTCATGATGAGATTTTTAAAGTTTCCTTAGTTACAATATAATCTCTGACAAAGTCAGAGCGGACAATGTCGGCCCATTTAAACTCAACATGATGGAATGAGTTCATAGCTTCGACAATCTTCATAAAGCCAACGATGCCTTGTTTATCTTTGTCTTTATCGAAGTCTGATTGATAATAATCACCGCACA